GACCGGGCATCGTGCTTGAGTCTGACAACCCGATTCCCGTCGAGGCTGCCGAGCGGCTCCGTGAGCAGTGGGAGCGGATGCACCGTGGCAGTGACCGTGCCTTCCGCACAGCGGTCCTGCCCAACGGCGTGAAGGCTCACGAGCTCTCGGGCTCCAACGAGTCGGCACAGATGCTCGAGAGTCGACAGTTCTCGGTCATCGAGATTTGCCGTGTGTTCCGTGTGCCGCCGCACATGATTCAAGACCTCACCCGCAGCACCTACAGCAACATTGAGGTTCAGGGCACCGAGTTTGTGCAGCATTGTTTGCTGCCACATCTGAAGCGATGGGAAGCCGCCATCTCTCGCGACCTCATCGAGGATGACGAGCGGTACTTCGCCGAGCACAGCGTCAGCGGCTTGCTGCGTGGAGACCACGCCAGCCGGTCTGCCTACTACGTGTCGGCTCTCCAGAATGGCTGGATGACCATCAACGAGGTTCGCGAGCTTGAGAACTTGAATCCTATCGGGCCGGAGGGCGACCAGCACTTCGTACCGATGAACATGCAGACGCTCGAGCAGATGACTGCCGAGCCCGATCCGCTGCTGGCAGACGAGCCGCCTATGCCAGATGAGCCAGTGATGCAGCAGCCGCCGGCGGACGATGAAGATGGCAACATGCCAGACCAGGACGAGGACGGCGATGGCGTATGAGGACATCAACTTCACGCCGCCCGATGGCGTGAGAGAGGAAGCCGCCAGGGGGCTGGAGTGGCGAAGAGAGTACGGCCGAGGCGGCACGGAAGTCGGCGTCGCTCGTGCCCGAGACTTGAGCAACGGCACGACGATCAGCCCCGATACCGCACGGCGGATGAAGGCGTACTTCGACCGACACGAGATCGACAAAGAGGGCGAGGGCTGGAGTCAGAGCCAGGATGGCTACCCGAGTGCGGGGCGGATTGCGTGGGCTCTGTGGGGCGGAGACCCCGGCCGCTCGTGGGCAGAGAAGCTGGTGCGACAAATGAACGCCGAAGACGAACGGAGAACCAAGGCCATGGAACTTGAGCGACGCTGCCTCGACTTTGACGAACTGCCCGAGGCCGAGCTGACCATTGAGGAGCGAGCCAACGGCACCCAAGTCATCACCGGGTACGCAGCCGTCTACAACCGATTCTCATTGCCGCTTCGCGAAGGCGGCTCGGCGTTCCGTGAAATCATCCGGCCGGGTGCGTTTGACCGCATCCTCAATCGGCAGCGTGGCCGGCAGGACGTCGTGGCTTTGCTCAACCATGACAGCAACCTCATCCTCGGTCGCACGTCCTCGGGCACGCTCGAGCTGTCGAGCGACGAGAAGGGCTTGAGGTACACGGTCACACCACCCGACACCCAGGTCGGCAGGGACACGCTCGAGCTGGTCCGCCGGCGTGACCTCCGTGGCAGTTCATTCGCCTTCGCTGTCGACGCCAAGGGCGAGCAGTGGTCGAGTGACGAGCAAGGGCCGGTGCGAGAGATTCGTGACGTGTCGCTCCTGGCCGACGTCTCGGTCGTGCTTACGCCGGCCTATCCGGCGAGCAGTGCCGCAGTGGCTCAGCGGAGCTATGAGGCGTGGCTTGCCAGCCACGAGACACTCAAGGAAGAGCAGCCGCTTCCGACGCTCGTGCGTGGCGTTGCGAATGCGTGGGCTGCGGTCTTGCGAATGCGGAGCGTATGAACGACAAGCCACGATGCCAGTGCGGCGAGCAGCTCCGCACGCGGTCGAGCCGCCCGGTCGGTGACGAGCAGCTCAGATATCTGCGGTGCCCAAGGTGCGGTGCTCGTGCTCGTGTGTTTGTGAAAACAACACATTCTGCGGTGCAGGTCTGCAAGGGTCGCCACGCCCGTCCGTAGCGTGGAGTCCAGACGGCAATCACGCCTCTGGAGACAACGCACATGGATCGCCTTGCTGCCCTTCGTGCCGAAGCCGCTGACGTCGCCGAGCGAATCGAGAGCGTGAGTGCTCTTGAGTCTGACAACGCCGCAGACGTCGCCGCTCGTGAGATGGAACTGAAGTCACTCACCGAGCGAGCCCAGGAGCTCACCGGCCGCATCGAGTTTGAGTCGAAGGTCGTCGACTCGGCGAAGAACCTTCGGGCTGTGGCTGACCGCTGCACGCCAGCTCCCGAGGTGGTGAAGGACGAGCCGGTGCGGATTGAGCCCGTTTCGTACCGTGGCAAGCTCAAGGCATTCCCCAACGACGAGCAGGGCCGGCGTGACGCCTACGCCTTCGGCAAGTGGCTGCAGGGCTACGTGCATGGCGATGCCGATGCCAAGCGGTGGTGCCAGGATCACGGCGTCGAAAGCCGTGCGATGGGCGAGAGCACCAACGCCGCCGGCGGGGTATTCGTGCCAGAGATTGCCACCGGTCAGGTGGTGAGGCTCGTCGAGGAATACTCGGTGTGGCCGTCTGCCATGCAGAACGTCTCAATGCCGGTCGACGTCGTGACTGCCGTCAAGCGGCTCTCGGGCGTCACGGCCACATGGACGGCCGAGAACACGGAGATTGCGACCAGCGACCCGACCGCGACCGACATCCGGCTCGTGGCCAAGAAGCTGACGGTCGGAACCCGCGTCAGCAACGAGCTGCTCGCTGATGCGGCGGCTGTCGGTGACTGGGTTGTGGCTGAGTTCAGCACAGCCATCGGAGAAAAACTGGACCAAGCCGCTGTGAACGGCGACGGCACCAGCACCTACGGTGGCATCTACGGCGTCGCGAACAAGATTCTCGAGAACGCCGGCAGCTACTTCACCGCCATCGACAGCGGTGACGATACGTTCGAGGAGCTGGCGATTGCCGACTTCCTCGGCGTGGTCGCCAAGCTGCCGACCTATGTCACGAATCCCCGCTGGTACATCTCGAGCTACGGCTTCGCTCAGTCGATGCAGCGGCTCGACCTTGGTGCTAACGGCCGAGTGACGTTTGAGGACGGCACGGGCTTCCGCTTCCTTGGATATCCCGTGACCATCTCGAACGTCATGGCCAAGAGCGGCGACCAGAGCGGCAAGGTCATGGCTCTCCTCGGAGATGCCAGCCTCGCTGGCATGTACGGCATCCGCTCTGCGTTCTCGACGAAGATCAGCACCGAGCGATATGTCGAGTATGACCAGACGCTGTACCTCGGCGTCGCCCGTGCCGACATGGTCTGGCACTCGCTCGGCTCTGCGACCGAGGCTGGTCCGCTCGTTGCTCTCGTCGGTAACTGATACTAGGTCACACGGAGACTCAAGAGACATGAACCACCTCGAAAGCACGAAGAGCAACACGAAGATCGGGACTGGTGACACGGCGACCAACGCCACGCATCAGCACTCGATTGACACGCTCGGGTTTGATTACGTGTCCATCGACGTGCTCTTTGAGCCCGTCGCTGCGGCCGGCACGAACTCGGCGGTTGCCATCGCCCTGAAGCTGCAGGAAGGCGACACGACGGCGAGCTACTCGGACATCACCGCCTTCGTCGGTGGCGGCTCGGGTGGCTTCACGATTCCGACGCCGGCCGACACCGAGACGACCAACGTGGTGCGGTTCGACGTCGACATGTGTGGGCGGAAGCGATACCTCAACGTGTACGCCACGCCGAATGCTGCAAGCGTCGTTGCGAGCAATGCCCGGCTCGGCAAGCCCGAGGTCGGACCGACGACCGCTGCCGGCAAGGGTGTGCTTGGTGCTGTGAGCGGCTGACGCTTGACACCTCCGGCAACATGAACCAAGGACGGCGGGCACGGATGCCCAATCCGGCCCGCCGTTTTCTTTGGAGTGCCGCTGCATGCACGTCACGGTCGGAAACACGCAGGTCGACGTCCGAGTCGAGGCGGTCTATTCCGTGCCACGGCTCGGATTCATGGACAACTTCTTCACGTGGGCTCAATGCCTAATGCCGCTGGGCATCCGGCCGACGAAAGTCACCGGTGCCTTCTGGGGTCAGTGCCTTCAGCGAGTGATGGAGCAGTTCATCGACGAGACCGAATACATCCTGACGGTCGACTACGACAGCTTCTTCACCCAAGCCGACCTTGAGCATCTGTTGGCTCTGGCGATGACGTTTCAGTGTGACGCCATCACGGGACTCCAGACGAAGCGTGAGGACGGTCGGCCGATGCTGACGCTCAAGGGGCAGCTCGACAACCCGCCGACTGAAGGCTCGACGAGCGTGCCTCGTGAGTGGTTCACGGCTCCCGTGCAAGAGGTCGACACGGCACACTTCGGCTGCACTTTCATTTCCACGGCCGCACTCAAGCGAACGCCGAAGCCGTGGTTTCTCGGCGTGCCCAATGACGATGGCATGTGGGAGCACGGCCGCGTCGACGATGACATCTACTTTTGGCGGCAGTTCAAAAAGGCTGGCAACCGCTTGTACGTGACGCCTCGTGTCATCCTCGGTCACGGCGAGTACATGGTCACGTGGCCGGGTGCCGCACTGCAGCAGCCGGTGCATCAGCATGCCACCGACTTCTGCCAGACCATGAAACACCCGGAGGGAGTCTGGAAGGTGCCCACATGATGAAGGTCAAACTGATTAAGCCGTTCCGCAGTTATTCACGTGGAGCCGTCCTTGAGGTGCCCGGTGGTCAGGGCCGCGAGCTCGTCCACTACGGGTATGCGGTCGAGGAGCACCAGCAGGAGCTCATCGAGACCGCAGCAGTCGACACAGAGGCTCGCACAGCCGATATGACGCCAAAGCGGAGACGACGCCGCACATGAGATACCGCAGCCTTCAGCGTGTCACAGAGCCGCAGGTAGAGCCCGTGAGCCTTTCTGAGGCGAAGCAGCACTTGCGTGTGGACACGGAGGACGACGACACCTACATCACCGGGCTGATTACCGCCGCTCGCCAGTGGGTCGAGGAGTACCTCGACCGGGCTCTGGTGACGCAGCAGCTCACGATGCGTGTGGACACGTTTCCGTTTGAGTTCGTGCTGCCCCGGCCGCCGATGGCGACTGCCGGCACACTGACGACCACGCAGATCACGTACACGCTCGCTCCCAGCGGCTCGAGTGGCACGGCGACGCTGACGACGGCGACGCTTGCGACCAATCAGTACCGTGTCGACCGAGACTCCACGCCGGGCAGGATTCGCACGATCTACGGTGGCACGTGGCCGAGTCACCTCACAGACCCAAATGCCGTTGGCGTGACGTGGTGGGCTGGCTACGGCTCATCGGCCAGCGACGTGCCTCGAGCGATTCGGCACGCGATTCTGATGGTGGTGGGCCACCTCTACGAGCGACGGCTTGCCGCTGACAGCATGGCAAGCAACGAGGTGCCCTTCGGCGTCAAGGCACTCCTCGACTCGCAGAAGTGGGGCAGCTACTCATGATTCGCCCCGGCGAGATGCGTGAACGTGTGACTGTGCAGGTGGCGAGCCAGACGACGAACACGCTCGGCGAGGCGACCTTTACGTGGGCCGACTCGACGACGGTGTGGGCCAGCGTCACCGGCGTCAGTGCAGCCGAGGCACTGCAGAACGGACAGCAGGACTCGACCATCACACACCGGGTGCGTCTGCGGTATCTGTCGGGGCTCACCAGCCGCGACCGGTTCAAGTGGCGAGACCGGACGCTGGCGATTGTGTCGCTGCTCGAGTTTGCGAACCGCAGCGAGCACGTGGCTGTGTGCGAGGAGCAAGTCTGATGGCACGCTTTACTGGTGTAACGGTCGACTTCCCAGAAATCGCTGAGCTGCAACGCCAGCTTCGCAAGTTTCCAAGCAACATTGCAGCGAAGCACCTTGGCTCTGCGATTAGTAAAGCCTGCAAGCCCGGCCAGGACGCACTGAAACGCGAGGTCAGGCAAAACCAAAAAGGGCCGACCGGCAACCTTCTCAGGGCTGTCACAACCAAAGTCGTCACCTACAAACGCACGGGAAACGCCGTTGGCATGGTGGGCTTCACCAAAGCCGGCACCGGCAAGAGTGCCAGTGCCCAAGGGGGCGGCGTCCGCAAAGGCAAAGACCGTGCGTTTCACGCAGGGTTTCTTGAGTTTGGGACTAAACCTCGCCGCACCAAGAAGGGTAGCATCGCATCGAGCTACAACCGCCTCGGGCCGTTTACCCTGAAGAAGACTGCAAAGCGTGGAAAGTTCGCTGGCGTCGTTCGTGTTCAGACCACGCCAAAGTGGCCCAAGGCTTTCTTCAAACGCGCCCCTTCCGGGCAGACAGTAAACCTGGGCCGCACGATGGCCGAGGCTCCAATCAAGACGGCTTTCAGTCAGTCCGTCGGCACGATTCGCTCCCAGCTCAATGCAGAGATGGGGAACGCCATCGAGAAGGCCAGCAAAGACCTCGCACGCAACTTCCCGCCGAAAGGCACCATATGAGCTTCAAATCCCCGGAGGCAGTCCTGCGTTCCGCCCTTATCGGCGACGCTGGCGTGACCGCCCTCATTGGCTCGCGGATTTACCCGCTTCTCGCCCCGGCTTCCACGTCGTTGCCGTTCGTCGTCTGGCGTCGCAGCGGCATCAACCGAGAGCAGACGCTCGGGCCGCCGATGGGCGTTCCACGGGTCAGCGTGGAGTACACCATTTTTGCCACGACCTACTATTCCGCTCGCAACGTCGCTGACGCCATGCGGAAGGCTCTGGATGGGTACGGAGGCACTCTCGACAATACACAGGTGAGGCAAGCCAGCCTCGAGGATGAGTCTGACGACTTGGCGACGCTGGAAGGCTCAGAGACCCCAAACGCCTACAGCGTGACGCAGACATACGACGTCATGTGGCAGGAGACATAGCAGATGGCAACCACGCCTCACGATAGCTCGGGAACGCTGGTGGTGTTTGGCGGCACGACGTTTACGGTGACGTCGTTCACGCTCAACTTATCGGACGTCAGCGGCAACACCGACCGCATCGACGTCAGCCACATCGGGCAGTCGACCGGCTCTACGATCCTCACGGTCAAGCGTCCGCTCGTCGGCTCGGCCACCGGCGAGACTGGCAAGGAAGTGAGCTTCGACTACATCGGCACGACGCAGATTCTCGGCGGCACGACCGGCACATTCACGATCACGGGCGGCACTTCGCTTTCCGGTGCTGCCACTGTCGTCAGCAGCTCGCTCACGCTGGCGGTCAATGACGTCGTGCGAGGCAGCGTGACTATTCGAGTGGCGTGATGCCGGGAGGCCGGCGTGGCAACGTACTCGACGGGCATTACGGCGACGTGGAACGGCGTTGCTTTCTCGGAGGTAACTAACCTGGCGTGGGGCTCGGGCGGCTCTCGCCAGGGACGCTCGACGACCTGGAGCTCCGAGCAAGGCAACGTGTCTGTCACGTGCCTCGGCACGCACAACGTCAGCCGCATTAACTTTGGCACACGTGCTGTGCTGACCATCTCCGGCGGCGGCTCTGACTTGACGAGCTATGCAGCATGGGAGTCGGTGGCAGTGGCACCGGAAATAAACGGCGTCACTCGATACACCGTGACACTTAGGCTCTTGGACGACACCTGATATGGCACTCACAAAAGACCAAATCCTCGCTGCCGACGACATGGGGCTTCTTGAGCTTGAGGTGCCCGAGTGGGGCGGCTCAGTTTTCATTCGTGTCATGACCGTCGGCGAACGCGACAGCTACGAGAACGAGTGGATGGTCAACAAGGCGACCGGCGTTGCCAACTTCCGCAGCAAGTTCCTGCAGCGTGTGCTCTGCAACGAAAAGGGTGAGTTGCTGTTCTCACGTGACGAGGTAGAGAAGCTCGCTGCCAAGAGTGCCCGTGCCATCACTCGCGTGTGGGAAGCGGCGATGAAGCACAACAACCTTTCCGACAGCGACGTCGAGGAGCTCGCAAAAAACTGAACCTGCGGCCTGCCCGGTTGTTCTTGTTCCGGCTGGCCGCAACTCTCGGTTGGAGCGTCAGACAGATATGCGAGAACATGGATTCACGCGAACTGTCAGAGTGGATGGCCGTTCATCGGTTCTTCATGCCGCTCCCCGACTCTTGGCATCAAACCGGAATACTGGCATCTGCTGCGCTGGCTCCGTACAGCCCGAAAGGCAGGCCACCCAAGCCTGCCGATTTCGTTCCTATCGAAACGCCGCCGCAGCATCAGATTCAACTCGATGCTGCCATCGAAGAACTCCGAAGGCAACTAAGGGGTAACTGATGGCAAGCATCGGCTTGAATATGAAGTTCACCGCCAGCACTGGCGGTCTTCAGCAAGGCGTTGCCAATGCAGGCAAGAGCCTGTCTCAGTTATCGTCGATCATCTCTCAGTCGTCGCAGGTCTTTCAGACATTTGCAGGCGATAATGCTGCCGCCGCCGTTGCTCAACAAAAGCTCGCGACCGACACGGCTTTCCTTGCAAGTGCCCTGAAGACGGGGCAGATCAGTGCGAAGCAGTTTGAAGAAGAAGCTGCCGCGCTTGCGACCGAGGCGAATGCGCTTGCTTCTGCATTCACTCAGGGCGCAACTGTTACGGCCCAGTTTCGCACGGAGCAAGAAAAGCAAGCCGATGAGATGGCTCGCCTTCAATCGCTGCTCGATGCCGGTGCGATCTCTCAGGAGACTTACAGCCGCGCGGTCCTTGATGTTAGTGGCGTAACGAAAAGCGTCGCCGAAGCGGAAGCCCAGCGAGCGAAAGTGTTAGCTGATGGTGCTAGCGTCACGCAGAAATACGCAACCGAACAAGAGAGGCAAGCTGCCGAGATGGCTCGCCTTCAATCGTTGCTTGATGCCGGTGCGATCTCTCAAGAGACGTACAGCCGCGCAGTGTACGAGACGAGCGGAGCAGCAAAAGAAGAGGCCGATGCGTTAGCTGCTACAGCAAAGGCGCAGGACAGGGCTGCTGCTATTGTTCGCAAGTCAATGACAGCGGAAGAGCAACATGCAGAGCAGCTTGAAGAACTCAACCAACTCTTCAGCGAAGGCTATCTTGATGCGACGCAATATGGAAAGGCTCAGGAGAGACTCGCACAGCAGTTCAACAAGGTTGAAAAGGAAGTCGAGCAGACAGAATCGACGCTGAAGAAGATGGCTGGCAGCCTTCGTGCTCTCGTCGCAATTGAGGTCGGAAGGATTCTTGTCGATGTCTTCAGCAGCATCGGCAGGACTGTCTCGCAAGCAGTCAGCAGGATCGTTGCTATGACTGATGCGACTGCAAAACTCGCGAAGCAAACAGGCATAGCTGTTGAAGAGCTTCAAGTCTTTCAGTTAGCTGCGCAGATGTCAGGCGTCGACAACCTAGTTGAGCCGATCCGAAAGCTCGGCATCGAGATCGGCAACGCTGCTCAGACCGGCAACATCGAAAAGTTTGAGCGGCTCGGATTGAACTTTCAGCAGTTGTCGGCTCTTGCGCCAGAGGATCAGTTCAAGACAATCGCATCTGCGATCTCGGCGTTGCCGGGACCAGCCGAGCGTGCTGCTGCTGCGGTCGCAATCTTTGGAGAGCAAGGCGTCAAGCTGCTGCCGCTCTTCGAGAGCAATCTTGCAGCGATTGAAGAGAGGATGCAGCGACTCGGTGCCGTTCTGTCTGAGGAGCAGACAGGAGCTATCGAAGAAATGAACGATGCCTTGACGCTCGTGCAGGCTGCATTCGACGGCATCATTGGTCAAGTGACAGCGAACCTCGCGCCGATTGTTACGGCAATGGCAGAAGACCTGTTGACGTTCATCGAAAGCTACGGAGGTCTCGGTGAGGGTACTGGAGGAACTGCGCTCGCGGACTCGATTACAGAGGCACTCTTTGATGGTGCTGAGTATCTTGCTGGCGTATTTGATTATGTCGTGGCTCAACTGAGCGACTGGGGTGTGTCGTTCTCTGGTGCAGTTGAAACAATGGCAGCGGTTTTTGACATCTTTGGCA